CCAAGTGCTGTATTGGTACTTCCAGTTGTGTTGGCTTTTAGTGCATTATAGCCAACTGCGGTATTTTCATCACCAGTAGTAACCGCAGTACCCGCTTCATCACCTACCAACGTATTATAGTTACCACCAGCAACAATAGAGTTACCTGCGTTAACACCTGCTACGAAGTTTGATGTGCCTGCTGTGACTGCACTGATACCAGCGGTAGCAATGTTACCTGTCATAGTGCCGCCAGCCAGAGGTAGCTTAGTAGCGTCAGGGGCATTAGTCACTTTCGCTGTATTAGCTGTGATAGCTGAGGCTTGGCCTGAGGTAATACCAGTCTTAGCTGTGTTTGATGCTATCTCTGTATTAATTGAGTTAGCTAATTTATCTGCAGTGACTGCATCATCTTTAATCTGTTCTGTGTCTACTGTGTCAAAGCCACTGACATTACCTATGTAAGCCATAAACTATCTCCTTAAGCTATTTCTAGAATACTGGCGAACACTTCAAGGTCTCCTGCAACGGATGCAGTAAGAGCAATTATATCGCCAGCTTCTAGATTCATAGGTTTATCAAGCAAGAGAGTAGCATCTGCCGGAACAGGTACAGTCTTTGCAACGTGGAAGTATGTTGTGCCACCATCTACAGTGATCTCAACAGTTACATCAGCATCGTTAACACCATCAATGTTTGAGATGTATAATGCATGGATAACTGACTGGGTAGCTGCTGGTGCTGTGTATAATGTTGTTCGCGAGGTACCTATTGCGATACCTGCGTTCTTAAATGTATTAGCCATTCGTTTAGCCTCCTAGAGCTATCGCCATTGCTACAGAAGCACCAATGGGATCGTAAGTTGTATTATGATTATGAGATGTAGGTGACTTACCAGCAAGAGCTGTCGTCATAGTACCTGCAAAGTCAGCATCATCTGATAGAGAGGCTGCTAGTTCATTTAATGTATCTAGTGTGGCAGGAGCTGAGTCAATCAGAGCTGACACTGCTGTGGATACTGCAGCTGCTGCATTAGATGCGGATGTGGCTGCTTCACCTGCTTTGGTTGTTGCTATGCCTGCCTGAGTAGTCGCTGTTGCTGCATCAGTTCCTGTAGTTACTGCATCGGCTGCTGTGGCTACCCGGTCTAACCCAGTCTGTACTTTGTCAGCTTCTGCTGAGACTACATCTGCGTTAGTGAGTACAACATCCGCATGTGTATAAACTACATCTTGGTTCGTATAAACTACATCTTGGTTTGTAGCTACTCGGTCTAAACCTGTCTGAACTTTATCTGCTTCAGCACTTACAACGTCTGCGTTGGTGAGGACTAGATCAGCTGCTACAGCTATACGGTCTAAACCTGTCTGTACTTTGTCAGCTTCTGCTGAGACTACGTCTGCATTAGTTAAGACAACGTCTGCATTTGTTGCTACTCTGTCTGCATCAGCCAATCCTTCGGATACCAAAGCGGCTGCTGCACTGACTGCTGCTTCATTAGCTTTAGTCGTTGCTGTGTTAGCACCAGTTGTTGCGGTAGCTTCTGGGTCTTCCCATGTGGATCCATTATAGAACTTAGTGTTATTAACTGTGCTGTTGAAGTACATAGCACCAATAAGTAAAGCTGCACCATCGTTGTCCACAGAAGGGTCTGATGACTTAGTGCCTAAGTATCTGTCGTCAAAGTTGTCATAGATAGTTTCTATTGCTGATTTATCTGAGGCAGTACTTGCGGCATCTGCATGGGTAAGCACAACGTCTGCATTGGTATCCACAAGGTCTGAGTGTGTCAACACAACATCAGCGTTAGTCAATACTAAGTCTGCAGCGGTGTCAGTTGTATCCTGATCCGTCTGTACAAGATCAGCTGCTACAGCTACCCTATCCAGACCTGTCTGTACCTTATCGGCTTCTGCGGATACTACATCGGCATTAGTCAACACTAAGTCTGCTGCTACTGCAATCCTGTCTAAACCGGTCTGTACTTTGTCAGCTTCTGCACTTACGACATCTGCATGTGTCAGTACAACATCTGCATTAGTCAACACTAAGTCTGCTGCAACGGCTACTCTGTCTAAACCCGTTTGGACCTTGTCGGCTTCTGCGGATACTACGTCTGCGTGAGTAAGTACAACATCAGCGTTAGTCAATACTAAGTCTGCTGCTGCGTTGGTTTCTGCAAGTTCTGCTGCGATACGTGCAATGTGCGCTAGGTTGGCTGATGTTAGTGCAACTGCGTACTCGCCCTGTGCCTCAGCGTTAAAGGAGCCACCTTCGGCCCCCTTATCTACCAGTCCAGTAGTGCCTGCTGTGTATGTAATAGCCATCTATGTGGTCTCCTTAAAGTAACTCAGACACTTGGTAAGTGACTGCATTAGAAGCACCAGAAACCCTACGTTTCTTCTCTTCACGATTTAATTCATCAATAGCCTGCATCTGCTTATTGAGGTACTTATTTGCCTGATCATCACTGCCCAAGTATTCAAAGGCGTGATGTAGTGCACCCCAGAGGACCATACGTTCGTTGTCATCTCTGAGCCAGTTGTAGACCTCGTTACCTATGTACCATACACCTGAGATCTCAACAGCACCTGTGACACCTGATGAGGATACAGTGGTATTACCTGCGTCAACGTTACTTTGGTTAACAATGTAAGTTGCATCCATGTCAGCAAGTCTGCGGTAGTAGTGTAGTTCATATACGTCACCTACAGCGGCTGCTGGGTAGAACTCTAAGTTCTGGCCCTTACGGGTGAACGAACCAAACTCTTTGGTGGTGTTCTTGTCTGTAAATGATCTCATATCCATCTTCTGATCAAATACAAGAGACTTCGCTGCAGAGTCCGTTACCCTGAACATTATAATCTCAGTAACATCTGGTGGCAGTTGCAAGGAGTCTTCACCTGCAACAGTAATAGCTGCGTACTGATATGTATACTCCAGTGGGGGAATGCGTAGTTCCCTGTAACATAGGTCAGCGGAGTAATCAATAAAATCAGAGACCATTGAGTCTGATAATACTGTGCTGTCTCTGTTTGCCCAGTCACGAACCTTGGTGACTAAATTATCATATAATGGTGTGCTCATTAGATTTTATCCTTTTCTATTATCTCCGAGACTGACCATGCGTAAGCAGATCTGGGTACTCCGAGATTATAATCTTTTTAAGTTTGTTAACTTGTGCCTTGTCACCCATAAAGTCAGACGCATTAATGTCAATCTGGTACTTGGTGAGTATGTCTATTGCAACTATATCTGGTATGATTGCAAATGAACGGTAGTGCGACTTAGCCTTGGCGACCTCATAGAGATCTCTGGATTCCTTGGCGTACTCGCGGTATGCGTTGATGTCCTGAGAGAGTACGAATTGACTCTGGTCAGTAACAACATCAAAGCTGTGTTTATTGTCGTCTTGTGATCTGTACTTCATAAGACAGTGTCCTCCTGAAAAAAGAGGGGTCCCTTTGGAGGACCCCTTTGTGTAGCTTAGTGTTTAACCAGCTAAACCAACGATCAAACCACAACCGGTTGGGTTGCGAACTTCTAGAGAGCATTCCTCTACGATCTGACCAATAGTACTGTCACCAGCCTGACCTACTTCAGTCTCATGAAGAGCACGAAGGGTAGCGATGTTGTACCACTGTGGATCATATACTAGTGCAGAGTAGTCTGCAGCGTTAGTAGTCGCATCAGCACCGGTGTTATAAGCCAAGCCCATAACGTAGTTAGGTACGATCTTGATAGTACCGAAGTCACTATCATACATCTCAACTGATTGACGAAGCTTACCTGAGTCATCGATGTTACGAGTAACGTTAGAATCAGCAGCCTGTGCTTTTGCAGAGAACTTACGCTTGTTAGCAGGAGAAGTCATCATTGTAGTGGCTTTACCACCTTCCTGATAAATAGTCTGCATTGCGTCATCAACGTTGCTTAGCTCAAGTGCAGCCAAGTTAGCATCAGAAGCACCACGTACGATAGTACCAGCAGTACCAGCACCAGTAGAACCCGGAGCGGTATAAGAAGCAGTAGCGCCAGCATTAACGATGTTAACGTTGGTGAATGCCTGATAGCCACCCATAGTACGAGTACCAGAACCGTTAGAAGAGTTCCAGCTGTGTACTAGGTCATGCTCAACGTCACGGCGTAGCTCAGTGCCACGCTTCTTCAACTGGTAAGCATACTCGTCTGCAACGCCAGCTTGATCCACTGCTCGCTTAGAACCAGATACTTCAACAGTCTTAGAGTTGATCTGAGTGTAGTTACCTAAACGAGTACGTAAAGGCTCTGCAGTCTGTGCTGCATGAGTAGTTGCGTAAGAAGAACCTTCAGCAACTTGGTTAGAACCGGGTGCTGCTAGTTCGTCAGTAGTCCATTCGTGTAGGATACCTTTTGACTTAGTTTTGCCGATAGATGAATAGAATGGAGTCTCGTCACGAGTGATCATGCTAATGAAATTAGCTAAGTCTTCACGTTCCGATACACCAGCTCCAGTTGTTCCAGCTGCCGCTTTAGGGCCGCCTGTTGCGAAATTACGTCCTGCCATGATAAATATTCCTTATAAATAAAAGTAAAAGTAAAAGGATTAGCGGAACTTGGACAGGTTCTTGAGGAAATCTATTTGATCTGCCTCTGAGCCTGTGCCTGTAAGAACTTTAGTACGAACTGCAGATGTTGCTTTATCTCGTTGAGCATTCCGGGTAGGGCCCTTCTTTATAGGGGCTGACTTAGCTTTAGGCGTTGCCTTCCGCTTTACAGCTCCCTTTGTGGCCTTCAGCTTCAGCTTACGGTAGTCATCAATAAACTTGATAACATTAGCATCTGCGATAGTTGACAGGAGTTCCTGAGGAATCCCTTCTTCTACTGCAAAGGCCTGTATAGCGGCTGCGTCATCTTGGAATGTTGGTACAAGTGTTGCAATATCAGTGTTAAACTTAGTCGAGAGTTCCTGACTACGGAGAGCAAGCTGTGCTTGTTGTTTCTCCTGTACGGCAGTAGCCACACCTTCACGCTTCTTTCGGGCGGTCCAGTAGGCATCTTGAGCGGTTTCACGCTGATCCTTTAGTTCTGAGAGTTCATAAGTGTTGCCCTCTTTGCGGGCTTCCTTAATCTTCTCATCAAAGTCATGGTACTCTGCTGCCAGTACATTCTCCTCTTGTTGGAGTTGTTCTTGCAATAGTGTTGCCATACCTGTTAGTTCTGTCAGTTTGGTTGACTGTTCAAGGTCAAACTCTTTACGTTGTTCACTAATCTTGTTTCCCTTTTTAGACAAGCTTTGATCAGTCGCAAAACCTTTACGGAGCTCTTCAAGTGTCTTATGTTCAATGACACCATCTACATTAACTGGAACTTTATATTCCCAGTCAATCTCCTCTTCTGAGAGTAAGTCATTGTCTTGGGCAGATTCATCATCATCCTCAACATCGTCTTCTTCTTCTGAAGTGTCTTCTTCTTGATCTAGTGTATCGTCTTCCTCTGTATCGTCTTCAGCGGGTACTTCATCTACAGAATCTTCCGGGTCAAGTTCCACATCGTCTTCTGGTAGATCAATCTCGATACCTAAATGTTTGGCCATAGGCCCCATTGGTACTGGAATGTCATCAAAACTTTGTGGTTGTTGACCAGCATTGAAATCAGCGTCATCTCCTGCGGAGGCAGATGCTGTAATGTTTTCTTTGCTCATAATATGTTATCCCTTATAGTCCTCATTTACTGGTCTTACTCTTGGCCTTAACTGTGACTGCAGGGGCCTTTTCAGGCTTGTTGTCAGGGTGGCCTAAGATCTTAGCTTGCACATAGACAAGTGCTGATGTCATTGCTTGTAGGGTATTAGCATGTAATCGGCTCTTCTCGTTACCCTTGCCCATCTCTCGGACTAAGGATACTTGTGATCGCTGTAAGTCAAACTCAGCTTTATGTAGTTCTTCTAGCGTGTTAGTTGGAATCATTATCTTGTTCCTCATCTTCTACGTGTGATTGATCAATATACTCTTGGTTGAAACCGTAAGTCTCTATCTGAATCAATCGTTCTTTTACTGAGCCTAAGCCCATAGCTACGTGGTATAAGTACTCTCGCTCTTTCGTGCAGTGAGCCTCAGTGTTTAACCACTTCATAAATAAGTCTGATAGTATGTCGCCATACGCTTCGGTAAAGAACTCATCCCTTTCTTTCTTAGAAAAGGTGGCCTTTGCCAGAGCAGACCTAGCATCCGAGAACGGTCCCGGACGGTAGTTACCATCAGCCTGAAGTTGTGGTTTGACCTTCTTGTCAATTCCAGCTTTATACTTCTTCATCTGTGTTTGTCTCTTGTTGGTTAGGTTTGGGGTCTATTATGCAGACTGAGACCCCTTGCAGTCAGATACAGTATCACCCCCTTATCCAGCTAATCCCTGAGGGGCTCCCTGAGGAGCTTCTTCGGGAGAAGTCGGTGCGGCTGCTGATCCGGCAGTAGTAGTCATGACGTTAGCCACAAGTGCTTGTGCCTTTTCATACAGCGTGTCAATGTTAGTTTTGGTGGGCATAGGCTGCTGTTCTTTACCAGCATCTAAGGCTAACTTCGACCATTCCTGTTCAGACTTATCAAGGGCAACCATAAGTTGCTTAAGATTATCTTGAATGGCATTCTGGGCTTGTACGTTTGTGTAGTCAATGTTAGCTTGCTGTAAATCTACAGCTAACTTCTGTGTCAACTCTTCGAGCTTCGAGGCTTTCGCCTGAGCTGCCTGATCACGCTTCTGACCTTCTTCTGCTTTCTGTTTAAAGTCCTCTGTATTAATATCTATTAGATAATCAAGAGGGTCTAAGCCTAAAGCATCAAACGCTTGTACTGCAATAGTGGAAGCTGCAGTTGGAGCTACAACAGCACCTGCACCAGCGTCCCGAAGGGCTGGCAGGATTTGTTGGCCTATCATTTGTAACTTCTGTAACTGGGTCTGGTTACTGGCATCACCAACATCTGCTTCTACAGTCATGTACTCGATTCCGGGTAGATCATCTATGGACACATCGAGATATCGTTGATTGCCTGTGTAGTTTCCTACGGACCCACCACGCATTTCCTTACGCATTGTCTTGTAGATACCTTCAAGGAGTTCCCGTCCACCGGTTTCCATGAATCTACGAGCAATGAACTGGATGCGTAGCTGTGCAGCGGACTGCACTTGCGATACCTTAGCTTCTGAGTTACCAGACACATATAGGGCATCGTTAAGACCTTGGGCTGCTTTAGACAGTCCAGTGGCTTGTTCTTTGTGACCTTGCAAGAACTGAAGCAAGGGTACTGTACCTGTTGAGATCTGCTCAGGTGGCAGAGATGCAACTGCACTCATCGGGTTACCGTTGGATGCAATGATCTGTTTAGGCTTCATGTTCTGCAAAGCAGAGAAGTCTACTACGTTTGGATCTGCAATCTTAGGTGCATAGTTTGTCAAGTATGTATTCTCAACAAAGCCACGTAAGATAGCTGTAGATGCCAGTGTAGAAGGTCTGACCATATCAGCCATAGATAAACCTTCAAGCTCGAAGGGGATCTCGAACGGTGTGAAGGTTGCTACCTGTATATGATCTGCATCATCCTCATAAAGGATAGTGTCGCCTACACGGACAAAGTACTTGAGTTCTGCAATACCATCACCGTCACGGTCAACATACACCCAACATCTCAATACAACAGCTGACTCAGTGGCTTCTAGTTGATTATCATCACCAGAACCTAATAGTAGTGTAGTACCTATGGCTTGCTTACGTGCCAGAGAGTCTGTGTTTAACTGAGTTGCATAGTGAACATTGTTCTCTACTGTGGCCCAGTCAACACCCTCAGCCTTCTCAGGCCAACGCTCTCTGATCTCTGATCGTGTCATCTCTTCTTCAAATCCTACAAAGGATGCATCGTGTACACCTGTGGCTCCTCTGCTTACTCTTAGGGTCTCAGGTGGTACAGCGGATACGATTACTTTGTTGGTTACTTTGGTACGTTTAAGTCTGACATCAAGGTAGTTACCTGTCTGTTCATCTAAATAGATGTCACCAGTTGTGGTAATCTCTGGGTCTGCAAGTAGTATGTCAAGTGCAGTTGAGTCAATTGTATCGTACTCTTCAAAGGATATCTTTTCCTCTGCTACGTATGCCCATGTCACTGCTGACAGCTTCCACATCAAGGCTGACTTAAGCCATGTGTTACAGACAGACCAACCACGGTTCTTTGAGAACAAGCAGTGGTTGATCAGCTCTGATGCTGCAGTAGCCCTATGGTAAGCCAGTGGCGTACGGTCATATGCTTTGAATTTAGCTAGTTTGTTATTGTCAAACAGTAGTTCTGATAAGACTGCTGTGTAACCTTCAATAGCTTCAACTGTGTCTGAAGACACGATACGCGAGACACCTTGGGGCTTTAAGTGCCCTTGAGGAATCATAGCGTATTCGTATGTAGACTTCTGACGTTCATCAGATAGCTCTGAGGTATCTAGGAAGCTTGCACTTGACTGTGCCAACTTATAGTCGAGGAGTGTATTAAGGTCCTCATCGGATACTTCAACTTTGTATCCATCTTCATTATTACTTGACATCTATGATACCTCTTTTATTGTGGGTAAACACCCTACAAATCTATCTATTACTACCCCAAGGGTAGCTCTTAAATTAGGTGGTTTCATTACTTTCTCTTTCCCGAGATGTGAAGAAACCATAACAAACATCTTACATAGTGGAGGACTATGGGAAACTATTTGTGGCTTAGTTCGGTCAATGAACGAGCCACCTAACTGCTTTATTCAAGCAACAAGTTAAGCCACGAAGGCCCCTCGGAAAAGAGAGGGACCCTCACGGACAAGCACAGGTGATCAACCCCTGTGGCCTATAACTATAGGACTTAGAGCCCGAGTTAACGGGAGACATTATAGCCATTGAGTGTTATCAATCTGAAACGCTTGGTTCCTGAAGGAGACCCTGTTCGTTGACAGTCGGTCCCCATGAGTACGAAGAACCTCTAAGGCTATAGCTGTTGCTATTACGGTGTCATCATGACAGCCAGAGATAGCATTTGTTTTACCACTGGCATCAGCCACGTAGTTCATACACTCTTGTATGATAACGGGGGACGCAAGAGAGATATCATCGTTCTCTATAGCGTTCTTAAGATGCCCGATGATCATGGGCTTAGTAGCTTGGGTGGTCCTCCAACCTAGTCTTGTGCCCTCCTCATTGGACACGTTAGCTACTTTTGTTTGATGGTATAAGTTCACATAATCCATTTGTTTTAATCGGTTTAGTGTTGCTATACCTAAGGAATTAGATTCCACTGCAAGAAGAGCGTTGTTGTAGTAGCGTCCCAAGTAGAACAAGAGATCACCATACTGAGTAGGGTCTAACTTGTTGTTACGGTACACTGCACATACTTCTCTTTCTGCATTCATGACTACTGCTGCTGAGTAATCTTGTCCAACCCCTAAGGCACAGTCAGCTCCGATGATGAAGTCCATGTCATACTTAGGGTACTTATAGATCTCCAAGAAGCCTTCTCGGTGATCCTCAAACATACATGATTCTAAACTGAAGTGTTGTTTCTTCATGCAGGGTAAGGCGACCATGTCGTCTAGCTTACCAGTGTCAAACACGTTAGAACCTGAGACTATAAAGGCCTCGTTGGCTGTTGATGGGTATTCCTGACGGAACTTATCCATACCCCCTTCGGCTATCT